GACGGCGGTATAGATGTTACTGGCACTGGTGTGATTGTATCAGATCGCAACAGTTTGATCGAAAAACTAAAAAATATGAATAAATAATACATCGGGACTTCAATATGAAATCGTTTACAGAATACTTAATGGAAAGCAAAGAAGAGAAGAAATACTCTTTTAAAATTAAAATCGCCGGAGATCTTCCAGAGAACTGCGAAGATGTTATGGAAACTGCTTTACAAAAATATCAAGTAGCTAAGTTTACAAAGACTAAGACTACCCCTATCCAAGCTAAACTTCGTGACTTTCCTACTATGGAAAACTCACAAGTTAGTATTTTTGATGTTGAATTAGAATATCCTACTACTAGTGCAGTGTTAACAAACTATATGTTAGAACAAACTGGCCTTACTGCTGAACGTATTAAAGTTCGTAGCCCTGCAGAAGATGCAGAAGCAGAATTAAATGCAGAACATCTTGACGAAGATGATGCTAAATCATTGTTGACACAAGACTATAAAAAAGAAAACAATCAAAATACTGTAGGTGATAAGGGCGTTAGTAACTTTCTTAAAGACCTAGCAAAGATTAGAAAAGAACAAGTACAATACAAAGGTGTAAACGATGCTATCCTAGCAAAAAAGGCACCTAAAGAAAAAGCACAAGATCAAGCTAAACCAAGTGCTGGCACAAGTCCAATAGGTTCTGCTAAAGGAAAAACAAAATGAACTTTAACGAATTAATGCAAAAAATGCGTGACTTAGATGCTCCGGTTAGCGAAGAATTAAAAGGCAATCAAGATCAATTAGATGAACTAAGTCCTCAGTTGATGAAACGAGCGGTAAAAAAAGCAGACACCATGATGAACAAGAATTACTATGATGACAATCATAATGCCACATATGATTATGCAAATCAAGGAAGTAGAATACAACATGGGATAGATAAGAGAGCAGGCAAACCTAGCGAATATAAGAAAGCCGATGCTTACATAAAAAGTGAACCAGGCGCTAATACAGCCAAAGGACATCGCATGCCTGGTAGCTATAAAGATCGTGCAGATTTGCTAAAATCAGCAGAAGCAGATGGCAGACTAGACGAATCTGTATCCCAAATGTTGGCACTGAACAAGCGATTAAACGGATAAGTTTATCAAGGTGCCAAATAGACCCTTCGGGGTCTATTTTTTTGATTAAATAGTGTTATGGCAAAAAGTTTAGATGGCGTACTGACCAAAAAGGCGCACACAAAAGAAAAGTTCACAGAGGAACAAGTTAAACACTTGTTGGCATGTGCTGACCCCAAAGAAGGCTATTTGCATTTTGCCAAACACTTCTTTCATATTCAGCATCCTGTCAAAGGTAAAGTTAAATTTGAGCCTTTTGATTATCAGATAAGATTGTTGCAAGCGTATCACAATTATCGTTTCAACATTAACATGTTGCCGCGACAAAGTGGAAAAACAACCTGTGCAAGTGCATACTTGCTATGGTATGCTATGTTTCACCCAGATCAAACAATTCTGGTTGCCGCACACAAGTACACGGGCTCGCAGGAAATTATGCAACGTATTCGTTATGGATACGAACTCTGTGACGATTATATTCGTTCCGGAGTGGTCAACTACAACAAAGGGAGTATAGAATTTGACAACGGATCAAGAATTGTATCAGCTACTACTACTGGTAATACCGGTCGTGGTATGTCCATATCCTTACTATATTGCGATGAGTTTGCTTTCGTACAACCTAACATTGCAACTGAATTTTGGACATCAATATCGCCAACCCTGGCAACGGGTGGACGAGCAATCATTACAAGCACTCCGAACAGTGATGAAGACGAATTCGCAATAATTTGGAAAGATAGTCAGGACAAGTTTGACGAATATGGCGATGAAAAAGAAGACGGAACAGGTCGCAATGGATTCCACGGATTCCGTGCTGAATGGCACGAACATCCGGATCGTGACGAAGAATGGAAACGCACTGAAATGGGACGTATTGGTGAAGAACGTTTTCGTCGTGAGTACGGTTGCGAGTTCTTGGTGTTTGATGAAACACTTATTAATTCACTTAAACTAGTTGAACTTAACGGTAGAGAACCTGCATTTAAACAAGGACAAGTCCGTTGGTGGAAAAAGCCAGAAGCAGGTAATGTATATCTTATTGCATTAGATCCTAGCTTAGGAACAGGCGGAGACTATGGTGCCATTGAAGTATTTGAAATGCCAAGTATGACACAGATAGCAGAGTGGCAACATAATATTACACCAATACAACAACAAGTTAAAATATTACGAGATATTCTCATATACATATCTAACGAACTCGGCGGCGATAGTTTTAATCAGATTTACTGGAGTGTAGAAAATAATACAGTAGGTGAAAGTGCATTAGTTGTCATTGATAATCTAGGAGAAGAAACATTTCCAGGATTATTTTTAAGTGAGCCAATGCGCAAAGGACATGTTAAAAAATTCCGCAAAGGATTTAATACTACGTTTGGATCTAAAATATCAACCTGTGCAAAAGTTAAATATCTTATAGAAGAAGATAAAATGAAGCTGAATAGTCGCCCTTTAATCAGCGAATTAAAGACTTATATTGCGGCAGGAACAAGTTTCAAAGCTAAAGAAGGGCAACATGACGATTTAGTAGCATCGTTATTACTAATAGTTCGTATGAGTCTGCTACTAGCTGAATGGGATCCTGCTGTATTTGAACTTATGAGAATTGCTAGCGAAATAGACGGAGAAGATTGGGAACCGCCCTTACCGATCTATATATCAACGGGAATGTGATAAATATAAGATGAATACGAATCTAGATAAAATTGCTTTAGACCTTTATGGCAAGATAGAAACCCGCTTTCCTAATGTAAAAATAGGAGATGAAAACGCCGAGGTACTTAGTAAAAAAACTGATATACCTAAGGCACGATTCTTTGAGTTTGAATATACTGATAACGGTAAAAGTTTAGGTAATGTAGCTATTACGTTAGATGAAGATGACGGTGTTGTTGTACAAATTAGCGGTAATCTTGCAGATAGCAAACATCACGGAGCATTTAGATTCATTAGAAGTTTTAGATCGTTTGCCAAAGACCGATTACTTAAATTTGATATACAAAATATAGGAAAAAGCGAGTTAGACAAGCGCGATTACGCATTTCAAGCAAAACCCAAGGAAGAAACCATGGAACCAATGATGGAAAGTAAGATGTATGGCACAGCCCGTATGAGTTATCAGGATTTAGGAGAGGCTAAGTTAATTGTTAAACATAGTCAACCTATTAACGTAGATTTAGCTGCTGGCCGCACAATGCATATTGAAGGTATTTGGGTTGAAAATGCAGACGGCGAACGTTTCAAGTATCCTTATAAACATTTAAATGGTGCTCGCGCTCTAGCAGAACATTTAAAAGCTGGTGGCAATCCTTATGACGGTATTGGTCAACATATTACTAGCCTAAGTGAAGAACTAGCACAACTACGTAAATTTAAAAATTATGTTGGACGTAATGCTACATTGTCAGAAGCTATGGACGATATCAACGGTCGTGTTAATGAACGCATTGAATCAGTAAAGAAAGAAGTACAAAGTTTGCAACGTCCTACTTACTATCAACAATTTGCAGAAAGTTTTACAGCAAACGAATCTCAAGAAATTCCAGAAGAAATATTAAATGATTGGATTGATCGTTTAACAATTCGTACATTCAATGAAGAATTAAAAACAGCATTTCCTTATATCTATCGCCTAGTTGGCGAGAATATAGCCGTTAAAGAATTATCGGCAGATGATTTATTAGACGAAGCAGGTAGTCCAGCACAGCAAGCAGCTATTGCGATTGCCAAAAAGAAAGCAAAAAAAGTAAGCGAAGATCCAGAAGATCAATTTGAAAACTTTATTAATAGTATTGTTGAAGATGGGGAACAAGAAGGCGAGAACGAAATATTCAGCGCCGATATGGACAAACAATCTAAGGCTCTTAACAAATTAAAAAGTTTAATTGCCGGTGATTTAAAACCAGGTGTAGACGGAGTCAATGCATCTTTAAGTTTAAAAGGCATTATCGATAGTCCATTATTTGCTAGCGATTATTTAGACGGCATGTCAGATAATGACGATGTCGGAACAATGGTAAAGAAATATTTTCAAGATTTAGCTACAGGAAAAATTACTGATGACAGTATTCAAGGTGCAGATATTGGTGATATTAAAGATATTGCACAGGGTATAGTAGCCAGTAAATCGTTAGATTCTGCAGGAAATGAAACACCAGTTGGTGGGGAAGAAGTTCCTCCTGCGGCAGCAGCACCAGCGCCTGCACCAGAAGCTCCTGCGGCACCAGCACCAGCACCAGAAGCTCCTGCGGCAGCAGCTCCTGCTCCTGAACAACCAGCTCCAGTTGCAGAAGGTAGTGATGAAGATCCTCCATTCGATCCAGATCCTCCAAGAAAAAACCCCATTGCCAAAGCTGGCAAACATGGACAAGGTTATAGCACAGCTCGACATTTAGCTAGAGCTGGTTTAATTAAAGCTATTCATACAGCTAAAAAACACGGTGCTCAATTAGATACAACACTAGATTTTGGCGACAAAGAAAAAACATTACACGACTGTATTATTGAATGCGGTATGGATCCAAAAGATTTTGGATTCGGCCAAGATGAGAATGAAAGTGGTGTAGATCAAATGTTAAAAAGTATTTCAGGATTCTGGAATAAAGAAGCTAAAAACTTTACTATCGGCGGAACTCGTGCTAAGACTAAAGTAGTTAAAGATTTTAAAAATGGTGAGTTTGGTAATGCTAGCGAAGAAGATTTGCAACAAGTATTACATATGATTGATAAAATGGATCCAAGTGGCGACACTAGTAGCGAATTAGGTCACATTCGACATTTAGCCGGTATGCACAACCAAGTAGCAGACGAAAGCGGGTTTGATATGCCTGATATGGGCGGAATGATGAAAGGTATGAATATGCCAAAAATGCCTGATATGCCGCAGATGCCACAAGGCGGGTCTAACTCATCAAGCTATACAGTTAACGGTAAGTCGGTTAACAAAGCAGAGCATGATGCATTTATGGCACAGCATCCAGAGCTAGGTAAAGCTCAACAAATGTTAAAACAACGACAAGCACCAAAGGTATCTTGGGATCCAGCGGTTCGTCAACAACAAACTGGCGGCAATCGTAGAGTCAGTAATACAGATTTTAATTTTGAAGAGTCAACTGAACTAACAGCAATGTTAAAAATTGCAGGTTTAAGATAATAAGGAAATATTATGAAAAAAATTACAGAATCAGAACTAAGAAATCGCTCAGCAAAACTCAGAGAGTATATTGCTGCTGTTGAAAATCAGCAAACAGAAGGCGCTTTTGGTGATGCGGCAAAGTGGGTCGGTGGCGCATTGGGCCTCGGCGGCGCGGCAGCAGGCGGCGCGGCCATTGCAAATAAAGCCAATGCGGCAGCACCTGCTCCGGCTGCAAAGCCAGCAGCAAAATCAGATCCAGCTGTTTTAAAACAACAACAAGATTTAATTGCTAAAGGTGCAAAAATTAAAGCTGATGGTATCATGGGTCCGGCGACACAAGCTGCTATCAAACAATACGGAGGTGCACAACCAGCACCTGCGGCAGCACCGACTGGAACAACAACACCCGCAGCACCAGCAGGTGATGCCGCAAAAAATCCAGTTGGTACTACAAATGCTGCAACAGCAATTCCAACAGGTGGTTTAGAAAATCCAGCTAACCAAGCAAAACCAACAGCAACGCCAGCCGCCCCAGCAACAACGCCTGCGGCACCTGCAGCACCTGCAGCTCCTGCCGCAGCACCTGCACCAGGAATGACAGCGGTTGGCGATGACGAGGGCAATACAACTATTACCCGTCCAGACGGTAGCACAATGGTTGTTGGTCCAGACGGCAAACAATACATGCCAGGAAGCAATCCTAACTTGCCACAAAACAAAGGTGTATTGAATACTATAAGTAATAAATTGCAAGGTAAAGGAGAATTCCAAAAACCAACAGGATTTATTCCACCAGCACCTGCGGCGGCACCTGCGGCGGCACCTGCGGCGGCACCTGCCGCTCCAGCAGCTGGGACAAACGGTTTAGGTGCTGGTGCCACAATGGAAAGCACTAACTTTAAAAATGATGAATTGAGTAGAATTATTAGCTTGGTGCATCATAGATAATTGAGTAAAATACTCATATTCTAGGCAAGATTTCTCTTGCAAAGCTAAATAAAAACGTATACAATAACATGTATGCGTTTTTTACTTTGCAAGGGTGTAAAGTAATTATAGGCAAAATAGTAGTAAACAAAGGCTAACAATAGGAGATTATTATGGCAACTTTGGCAGAAATTAGAGCAAAGCTCAAGGCATCGGAATCGAAAGGTTCAGACAATCAACGTTCCGGCGGAGATAAATCAATTTATCCGTTTTGGAATCTTAAAGAAGGTGGCGAATCCGTTATGCGATTCTTACCAGATGGTAACACCGACAACACTTTTTTCTGGGTAGAACGAGCAATGATCAAATTGCCATTCTCTGGAATCAAAGGTGAATCAGAAAGCAAAAACATTACAGTACAAGTACCTTGCGTAGAAATGTACAACGATGGTTCAACTTGCCCAATCCTTTCAGAGGTTCGCGCATGGTTCAAAGACCCAGCACTAGAAGATATGGGGCGTAAGTACTGGAAAAAGCGTTCATACATTTTCCAAGGTTTCGTTGTTGAAGACGGACTTGGCGAAAAGACTGATGAACAACCAGAAAATCCAATCCGCCGTTTCATCATTGGCCCACAAATCTTTACAAGCATCCGTGCAGCTTTGGTTGATCCAGAGTTGGAAGATTTGCCAACTGACTTTGTACATGGTTTGGACTATCGTATGAAGAAAGGTTCAAAAGGCGGCTATGCTGACTATTCAACATCAAGCTGGGCACGTCGTGAACGTCCACTAAGCGACAGCGAACAAGCGGCAATTAAACAACATGGCTTGTACAATTTGTCAGACTTTTTGCCTAAGAAACCAGGTGAAGTTGAATTAAAGGTTATGAAAGAAATGTTTGAAGCAAGTGTTGATGGCGAACCATATGATATGGATCGTTGGGGACAGTATTTCAAACCAGCCGGTATGTCACAAAACACTGGTGATCCTAATCGATCAACTCCTAAAGCAAGTGCTCCAGTAGCACACGACGACGCAGAAGATGACACTCCTGCTCCAGCACCAAAGGCCACACCTGCATCAGCATCGAAAGCTGAAGCAAGTGCAGGTGGCGATTCACGTGCCCAAGACATCTTGGCAATGATTCGCAATCGTCAAAAAGCATAAAGCAAAACACGGCTCGGGCCAATGCAACTTAGTTGTACGCCCGGGTTCTTTCATTTAGGAGAAATATATGGCTACAAAAGCCTTTGATTTATCAAAGTTTAGAAAGACTTTGACCAAGTCGATTGATGGACTTGGTGTTGGGTTTAACGACCCAACAGATTGGATTAGTACAGGCAATTATACGCTTAACTATCTAATCAGTGGAGATTTCCACAAAGGTGTTCCACTAGGTAAAGTTACTGTATTCGCTGGCGAGTCTGGCGCAGGAAAGAGCTTTATCTGTTCAGGAAACTTAGTGCGTAACGCACAACAACAAGGTATCTATGTTATCTTGATTGATAGTGAAAATGCACTTGACGAAAAATGGTTACACGATTTAGGTGTAGATACAACAGAAGATAAACTTCTTAAACTCAATATGGCTATGATTGATGACGTAGCAAAAACCATTAGCGAGTTTATGAAAGAATATAAAGCAATGGCAGAACGTCCTAAAGTTTTATTTGTCATAGACTCATTGGGTATGTTGCTTACCCCTACTGACATTAACCAGTTCGAAGCTGGTGATATGAAGGGAGACATGGGCCGTAAGCCTAAAGCATTGACAAGTCTTGTTCGCAATTGTGTTAATATGTTTGGTAGTTACAATGTGGGTATGGTTTGTACAAATCACACATACGCAAGCCAAGATATGTTTGACCCAGACGATAAAATTAGTGGCGGACAAGGTTTTGTTTATGCAAGTAGTATTGTTGTTGCCATGAAAAAACTCAAACTTAAAGAGGATGAGGATGGCAATAAAGTATCAGATGTAATGGGTATTCGTGCCGCTTGTAAGATCATGAAGACACGATACAGTAAACCTTTTGAAACTGTACAAATTAAGATACCATACGAAACAGGTATGAACCCTTATAGTGGCATGGTTGATATGTTGGAAAAGCAAGGTATGCTTGTTCAACAAGGCAACAGACTAAAGTATGTAGATCCAACCTCCGGTGAAGAATTTCTTTTCTACCGAAAAGAATGGAAAGATGATAAATTAGATATGATAATGAAGAATTATCATGTTAAACCTTTAACAACTACCATTCCTGAGGAGACAGAAGAAAATGTTGAATGA